CCACCAGCCCGGTGCAGCGCATGGTGCTGATGTTTGCCGCGCAGATCGGCAAGACCGAAGTCGGCCTGAACTGGATCGGCTACGTCATGCAGCACGCCCCCGCGCCGATGCTGGTGGTGGTGCCCACGCTGGAGGTGCGCAAGCGCTGGGTACGCCAGCGCCTGGAGCCGTTGCTCAACGAGACACCCATCATTCGCGGCCTGATGGATGGCCGCCGCCAGCGCGACAGCGGCAACAGCGAGGACATGAAAGACTTTCCCGGCGGCATCCTGGTGCTGGGCGGCGCCAACAGCCCGGCCAGCCTGGCCAGCATGCCGATCCGCTACGTGCTGTGTGACGAGGTCGACCGCTTCCCGTGGGAAGTGGGCCAAGAGGGCGACCCGCTGGGCCTGATCGACGAGCGCACCAAAACCTTCCCCAGGCGCAAGGTGCTGCTGGTGTCCACCCCCACCACCAAAGGGGCCAGCCGCATCGAAGGCGAGTACCTCAAAAGCGACATGCGCCAGTACCACGTACCCTGTCCGCATTGCAACGAGCCGCAGGTACTGGCCTGGCGCCACCCGGACGGCCGCTACGGCCTCACCCACCTGCCCGCCACCGGCCGCGTGGTCTACACCTGCATGCACTGCGGCTGCCACATCGAAGAGCACCACAAACCCGCCATGCTCGCGCGCGGCGTCTGGCTACCGCGCCACCCCGACCGCCCGGTGCGCGGTTACCAGATCAGCGGCCTGTACAGCCCGCTGGGCCTGGGCTTCACCTGGACCGAGTTATGGCAAAAGTGGACCGATGCCCACGGCGATACCGCCAACCTGAAACGCTTTGTCAACACCACCCTGGCCGAAACGTGGGAAGAAGAGGGCGACAGCGTCAGCGACCTGGCCCTCATCAGCCGCCTGGAAGACTACCCGCCAAGCCTGCCCCTGCTGGCCCGCACCGCCTTTGTCGACGTGCAAAAAGACCGGCTCGAGATGACCGTGGTCGATTGGGCCGCGCATGAAGAAAGCTGGGTGCAAGACCACATCATCATCCCCGGCGACACCGCACAAAAGGACGTGTGGGACGCCCTGGCAGACGAGGTGGACGGCCTCGCCCTGGACGCCATGGGTGTCGACAGCGGCTACAACGCCACCCAGGTTTATGAATTTGTGGCCGGAAAACGCTGGGCTTACGCCACCAAAGGCATGCCCGGCATGCAGCGCGCCATTGCCGACGACGAAAAAACCCGCCGCGCCCGCCTGCGCAAAAAGACCAAGCGCAAGGTGGTGGTCGAGCCTATCGGTGTGGACAACGCCAAGGCGCTGATTTATGCCCGGCTGAAACAGACCGCCACCGGCAAGGGCACCATCCACTTTCCCCGCACCGCCGCGTTTGACGACGAATACTTTGCCCAGGTCGCTGCCGAAAAGCTCGTCACCAAATACCGTGGCACCCGCCCGGTGCAAGAGTGGGTGCAGCTGCGCCCGCGCAACGAGGCGCTGGACTGCCTGGTGGGCAACCTGGCCGTGCTGCGCATCGCCGTGCGCCTGGACGCCCTGGCCGAGCGCGCCGCGCGAGGCGAACAAGTCCATAAAGCCACACGGCTCGGGCTGATGCAAAACGCCAGCGACCCCGCTAACCCGGCGGCATCTGAGCCACAGCCCCCAGCCGCCCTGCCTGCCCCCGCAGTAATAGCAGATCCCCAGCCAGCACAGGATACCAACCCAGTGCACACGCCTGCACTGCCGCCGCCAGCCCTTGCGCTACCCGCACCCAAGATCACCAACGGAAAAATCTCCCTCAGCGGCCTGCGCCGAGGCTAAGCCGCCATGTCCAATGTTCTGCCCATGCATCAAAACCTAGATCCCGATCCAGACATCCGGGTAATTTTTCTTGAAACGTTAAAGTCTGTGCGCTCTGACATCAGCCCGGAAGATGCTGAACAAGTGTGGAAAAAACTTCAATCAAAGTTGGGAGGCAGGCGCTTTTACTTCCCCAAGGGCGCCAAGCACCCCACCGCTGAGCAACGCGCGGCGCTGTTCAAAGACGGCCTAAGCAGCATGGAAACTGATGAAATTATCAAAAAACACAACGTCAGCCGCCGCACGGTCTACCGGGTCATGAAAGAAGGCGGCGGCAGATTTAGCTGACCGGGGCAGACATCGTTTGGCAGTAGTGCCAATTTGCCCTATTTGAGACAGCCATTTTTTGCCAAAGTCAGCCCCTAATACCCCGGAGCCGACCCTCATGGCAGGAATCACCCTAGAACAAGCCCAAGCCCAGCTCGCCGCCTACCTTGCCGCCGAAACCGCCGTCCTCAGCGGCCAGCGCTACGAAATCTCGGGACGCATGCTGCAGCGCGCCGACCTGGCCGCCATCCGCGACGGCATCGCTACATGGGACGCCCGCGTCAAAAGCCTCAGCATCCAAGCCCGTGGCCGCAGCCGCGCTCGCACCGTGGTCGTAGGCTAACGAATGAAACCCACTCACCCCCCCCTGGCCCCGCAAAACCTGCTTGACAAAGCCATTGCCTACGCTGCCCCCGGCTTTGCCCTCAAACGCATGGCCCAACGCAGCCAATTGGCGCTCAGTGGCGGCTACAGCGGCGCCCGCATCGACCGCGCCCAGCTCAGCCGCTGGCTACCCACCGCAGGCAGCGCCAACACCGACACCATCCGCGACCTGCCCATGTTGCGTGCCCGCAGCCGGGACCAAATGCGCAACGCCCCCATCGCCCTGGGCGCCCTCAACACCACCGTCAGCCACGTGGTCGGCACCGGCCTCACCTACACCCCCGCCATCGATGGCGACTATCTGGGGCTGGACGAAGAGCAGGCTGAGGAATGGTCCGCTGACACCCAGCGCCGCTTCAACTGCTGGGCATCGTCACCCGACTGCGACCTGGCCCGCCAGCTCGACTTTTATGGCATCCAGGAGCTGGGCTTCAGGAGCTTCTTGGAAAGTGGCGACGCCTTTGTGCTCACCCCACGCATCGCCCGTGCTGGCGGCCTGCCCAAACTGGCACTGCAACTCATCGAAGCCGACCGCGTCTGCAACCCCCAGCGCAGCGCAGACACCGCCCACCTGGTTGACGGCATCGAAATCAACCCCGCCACCGGCGAGGCCCTGGCCGCCCAGGTGGCTCGCCTGCACCCTGGTGGCCTCAACACCGCTGGCAACGTCTGGGACCGCGTCCTGGTGCGCGGCAACAGCACCGGCCGGCGCAACCTGCTGCACATCTTCAAACCCCTGCGCCCCGGCCAGGTGCGCGGCGTGCCGTGGGTGGCCCCCATCCTGGAGCCACTCAAGCAGATCGGCCGCTGGTCAGACGCCGAACTCAACGCCGCTGTGGTCAGTGGCCTCATGGCCACCTTTATCAAGATGGACCCCGAAGCCTTTGACACCCTGTACGACGAAGACGCCCAGGGCGCCATCATTGACCAGGCCAGCAAATGGTCTGGCGAAATGGAAAGCGGCAAAGCCGTCAACCTGCTTCCCGGTGAAAGCATCGAGTCCCCCACGCCTGGCCGCCCCAACCCCGCTTTTGACCCGTTTTGGACCGCCATGGTGCGCCAGATCGGCATGGCGCTGGAGATGCCGTTTGAAGTGCTCGTCATGCACTTCCAAAGCAGCTACAGTGCCGCCCGCGCCGCGCTGCTCATGGCCTACAAAGCCTTCCGATCCAAGCGCGATTTACTCTCAAAAACCCTGTGCCAGCCCGTATTTGAGCTGTGGCTGGCCGACGAAGTGGCCGCCGGGCGCATCAATTGCCCAGGTTTCTTTGCTGACGACGTGGTGCGCGCCGCCTGGTGCGCTGCCATCTGGACGGGCGACGGCCCCGGCAGCATCGACCCGGTCAAAGAAGTCACCGCCGCCAAAATGCGCGTCGACCTGGGCATCAGCACCAAGCAGACTGAGAGCATCGCGTATGACGGCGTTGACTGGGACCAAAAGCACGAGCAGCGCGTCAAAGAAATCAATGCCGAAAAAGCCGACGGCATCTACATCGCCCCCGCAGGCAGCCCGCCGCAAGCCACCGACACTACGCCCACCGAAGATGGCGCCCCGGTACCACCCGCTGCCCCCGCCAAAGATGACGACAGCGCTGCCGCACTGGCCCAGCTCACCGCCCGCGTGGATGCCCTGGATGCCAAGCCACCAGTCATAGTCAATGTCACCACGCCTGATGTCACAGTCAACCAAGGCGACAACCATTTTCACCCTGCGCAAACTACTGTCAACCAGGGCGACCACCACACCCACTTGCCCGAAGGCATGGTCACCCTGGAAGCTACCGTTCAGGCCCCGGTCATCCATGTGGACGTTCCCGCAGCGGCGCCTGCCCAGATTGTGATGCAAGCTGCACCAAAACAAGCCATGCGCCAGGTGCACAAGTGCGACGCTGACGGCAATTTGGTTGAGACCATCACCACGCCGTTGTCATGAGCCCCATCCTGCAACTGCTAGTGCGCTTAGACATCCAGGCCCTGGCCATCCTGTCGCTGGGTGCCAGCAAGCGCAACGAGACGATCAGTGCTTGCTTGTGGGAGCTAGACCGCGATGGCAAGCTGCAAGGCCGCATCCTGCGCCCGGTGGTGGACTTCCTGTTTCGTCCTTGGG